AATCAGTACAAGTAACAGACCTTGTACCATATGAGACAGGACCAAAGGAAGATTTTGAAGTGGTTAAAGATGGGTATACTTCAAATGAAGATAGCTCTGTAGCTTTCGCTTAATTCCCTTGGGAATGGAGGGAGTAGTTTTGTTCATTTTACTACTCCCTTTTTTATTATGAAAAATATAGATACATTAGTTGAAGATATTTATAAGCTATTTGATTTAGCTCATAAACCTAAACTATCCAAGAAAGAAGCGACAAAAGTATTAGACCAACTAGGTCGTGAAGTAAAGGATTGTCTCTTTGATTATTTGTATAACGAACCACAAGGAAAAAATAATTTAAGACTATCTGCTATAGGTAAACCAGACAGACAACTATGGTATGATATGAAAGAACCAAATAAAGAAAAACAATTTACACCTGCTACTAGAATAAAGTTTTTATATGGACATATCTTAGAGTCTTTACTAATAGCTTTAACTAAACTAGCAAGTCATACTGTTACGGAAGAACAAAAAGAAGTTAAAGTACAAGGTGTTTTAGGACATCAAGATTGTAAAATAGATGGAGTATTAGTTGATATTAAAAGTGCTTCAGCTACTGCTTTTAAAAAGTTCAGTAATGGTACGTTAAGAGATGATGACCCCTTTGGTTATATACCACAAATATCAGCTTATGCTGAAGCTAATGGTGCTAAAGAAGCTGCATTCTTTGCTATTGATAAACAAAGTGGGTCTCTTGCCTTATTAAAATTACATGAAATGGAGATGATAAATGCAGAAGATAGGATTAAACATCTTAAAAAAGTTGTGGTACAAAATGTTGAACCTGAGAGGTGCTATAGTGATGTTCCTGATGGTACTAGTGGTAACTATAAGCTTTCGATTGGATGCATATATTGCTCTCATAAGAAAACCTGTTGGTCAGATGCTAATCAAGGTAAAGGTTTACGTGGCTTTAAATATGCTAAGGGTGTCCGTTATCTTACACAAGTTAAAAGATTACCTGACGTACAAGAAGTAAATGTTTCGTAGTAAATCCGAAGAAAAAATATACAATCTACTTTTAGATAAAAAAATACCTCATGAATATGAAAAAGGTAAAATAGAATATGAATGGTTAGAACATAAAAGATATATTCCTGATTTTATTTTAAAAGAAAATGGTATTATCCTAGAAGTAAAAGGTAGATTTGTAAGAGAAGATAGAAAGAAACATCTATTTATAAGAAAGCAAAAACCAGAATTAGATATTAGATTTATATTTGATAATCCAAAAGCTAAGTTATATAAAGGTGGCAAAATGACTAATGCGAGTTGGTGTGATAAACATAAATTTAAATACTGTTCATTAAGAGAAGGAATACCAGAGGCATGGTTTAATGAAAGAAAAACCAGAAATAATTTATACGGAATATTTGCAGAAATCATTTAGTGAATGTCCAACAGAAAGATTATTATTTCTTTCAGTAATACTTCAAGCTTTATTAGATGCAACTAAACCAACAGCATCTAATGAAACTGATATAAGTATTGTATCAAGAGACCAAGCTAAAGGATGGTTCTTTGCAACAGCAGGAGTAACCTGTTCTAACTTTGAATATGTATGTGAAAATGCAAACTTAAATCCTAAATATGTTAGAGGATTTGCATATAAAGTATTACAATCAAAAGAAATTAAATATGTAAGAAAAAGAATTAATAAATTATTATCTAAATGAGTTGACTATGGATACGTTATTGATATACTTTAACTCAGCACAAGATGTTAATATATTTTTTTTATTATTAGGAATATGTATAGGTATGTTAATTGTATTAACAGCCTTTTTTTTATCAAAACTTTAGGAGATTAAAATGGGACAAATGGATGAAGCAATAAGAGATACAGTAAAAGATAAAGAAGATTTTAAGAAAACAAACCTTAAAGAAGTAGCAAGTCGTAAAAAACAAATAGGTGGTAGCCATTATAAAAATTTTAAAATTCAACCAGTAGATTATATTATGCAAAATAATTTAACTTTTTTAGAAGGAAATGTAATTAAATATACCACTAGAGCTAGAAAGAAAAATGGTATTGAAGATTATGAAAAAGCAAAACATTGTATTGAATTATTAATTGAACACGCAAAGGAGCATGGACATGAATAACTATTTACCTACAGATTATCAAACATTTATACATGCATCTAGATATGCACGTTGGTTACCTGATGAAGGTAGGAGAGAAAGTTGGATTGAAACAGTATCTAGATTTAGTAATTTTATGCAAGGACATTTAGATAAAAATTTAGGTGTTGTTTTACCTCCTGAGACTTGGAGAAGAATAGAGGATAGTATTATAGGATTACAAGTAATGCCTTCAATGAGAGCATTAATGACAGCAGGTCCTGCATTAGAAAGAGAAAATGTATCAGGATATAATTGTTCTTATATACCTATAGATAGTCCACGTTCTTTTGATGAAGTATTATATATACTTATGAATGGTACAGGTGTAGGTTTTTCTGTTGAAAGACAGTATGTAGATAAGTTACCTACTATCCCAGATAGAGAGTTTGAAAAAACAGAAGATGTTATATCTGTAGCAGACTCTAAAGAAGGATGGGCAAGAGCATTCAGAGATTTAATATCTTTTTTATATACAAATAGAATACCAAGAATAGACCCTAATAAAATTAGAGCAGCAGGTGAAAGATTAAAAACATTTGGTGGAAGAGCAAGTGGTCCTCAACCTTTAATTAATTTATTTGATTTTACTATAGAAAAATTTAAAGGTGCTAAAGGTAGAAAATTAAATGCTATGGAAGCACATGATATAGTTTGTAAAACAGGTGAAGTTGTAGTTGTAGGTGGTGTGCGTAGGTCAGCTTTAATATCTTTATCTAACTTATCAGACCAAAGATTACGTATGGCTAAATCTGGTGCATGGTGGGAGACTAATCCTGAAAGAGCATTAGCTAATAACTCTGTAGCATATACAGAGAAACCAGATGCAGGTATCTTTATGAAAGAATGGTTAGCATTATATGAAAGTAAATCTGGTGAACGTGGTATTTTTAATAGACAATCTGCTCAAGCTAAAGCTAAAGAAAATGGTAGACGTAAATCAACTTATGATTTTGGTACAAATCCTTGTAGTGAAATCATATTAAGACCTAATCAATTTTGTAATCTTACTGAAGTAGTTGTAAGACCTACAGATACAGAAGAAACATTACATAGTAAGATAGAAGTAGCTACTATACTAGGAACTATTCAAGCTACATTAACTAATTTTGGTTATCTTAGAAAAAGATGGAAAGATAATACTGAAGAAGAAAGACTGCTTGGTGTATCTCTTACAGGTATTATGGATAATAGTTTATTATCGAGAATGAGAACTGCATTGCCAGATGTATTAGGTAAGATGAGACATAAAGCTGTAATAACAAATGAAGAGTGGTCAAAGAAATTAGGGATACCACAATCAGCAGCTATTACATGTGTCAAACCTTCAGGTACAGTTAGTCAATTAGTTGACTCTGCTAGTGGTATTCATGCTAGACATAATCCTTATTATATTAGAACAGTAAGAGGAGATAAGAAAGACCCATTAACACAGTTTATGGCAGAGCAAGGCATACCTTGTGAAGATGATGTTATGCAACCTAATAACTCTGTATTTTCTTTTCCTATGAAAGCAGACTCTGGTGCTATCTTTAGATATACTATGACTGCTATTGAACAATTAGAAATATGGAAGTGTTATGCACAACACTGGTGTGAACATAAACCATCAGTAACTATCTCAGTTAAAGAAGATGAATGGATTAATGTAGGTAACTGGTGTTGGGATAATTTTGATACACTATCTGGTATATCATTCTTACCTTTTTCAGACCATACATATCAGCAAGCACCTTATCAAGATATAGATGAAACTATGTATAAAGACCTTGCTGCTAAAATGCCAAACAATATTAATTGGTCTGAACTTAGTAAGTTTGAAACTGAGGATACAACTAAAGGGTCTCAAGAACTAGCTTGTACTTCAGGTGTATGTGAACTAGTAGATATATAAAATATTTATTGACTTTAATATATAAATGATTTATAATTAAAAGACTACAAGATTATATAGGAGATATTATGACCAGAATAAGAAAAGAAATGACTAATACAGTTTATATTGGGTATGATTCAAAAGAAGATACAGCATATGAAGTATTAAAATTTTCCATAGAAAGAATAGCAACAAAAGGAGTACGTGTAGTACCAATTAAAAAAGATATTGTTACAAGAATGGGACTCTATACAAGAAAGTCTAACTCAATAGGAGGACAATCCTATGATGAAATAGATGGCAGACCTTTTTCTACAGACTTTAGTTTTACTAGATTTTTAGTGCCGCACTTAAATATGTATCAAGGTTTAGCTTTATATATGGATTGTGATATGTACATACGAACAGATATAACAGACCTATTTGAAATGTGTCAAGATAATTATTATCCTTTATGGTGTGTTAAACATAAGTATGAACCACCTAAAGGAATTAAAATGGATGGTAAAGCACAAGAACCTTATAGTAGAAAGAACTGGTCTAGTCTTATGATGTTTAATTGTGAACATCATTATAATGAAAAGCTTACAATAGAGGCAATTAATACTCAAACAGGTAGATGGCTGCATACATTTCAATGGTTACCAGATAAAGAATCAGATATAGGAACTATACCTGAAGAATGGAACTGGTTAGATGGACACTCACCTGAAAAACTAGAAGCTAAGAATGTGCACTTTACTACAGGTGGACCTTGGTTTAAAAACTGGGGTGGGAAAAGAGTACAAGATAATAAGTATGCTGTTGAATGGTGCAATGATGCAAAATGGTTAAAGTATAATGGTATACTACCACAAGATAAGGATTATTTAATATGAGAGAACTAACTAATACATTATTTAAATCTCTAAGATGTCATTATAAAGCTGAAGTAAATAAAGCATTGTATCAATTAGATTTAGCTTTTCAAAAACCTGTAGCAATAGGAGAACATCCAAAGATAGTTGAAGATTCTATTGTATTAATTAAACAATTAGCAGAAGCAGAAGAAGCATTAGAAACATTAGAAAAGAATTTTGGAGTATATGATGAACAACATTCATAATAAATATAATTTTATAACTTCATTTAATGAAACTATTTATAAAAATATAGGACATCATTTAATTAAATCTATAGATAATCAATTTGAACCTGGTATAAACTTAACCTGCTACTACCACGATTGTAATTTAGATTCTTATAAATTAATTAAAAAAGATTCTATTGCTTATAAAAGTATTCATGATATTAAAGAGTATAATACTTTTAAAGAAATGCATTCTTTACATGATGGAACTGAAGGTGGACAAATAGCATATAATATTAAATTAGATGCAAAAAGAAATAGTCATAAAGTATTTGCATTAACTAAACATGCAGAAGCTGTGTATAAAAAAGGTTGGTTAATATGGATTGATGCAGATTCTTATATTAATAAAAGATTAACTAAAGCTGACTTAGATAAGATGCTACCTGAAGATGCACATATAGCATATAGAGGCTTACGTAGTTATGAAGATGGTACTCAAGGTATTGATTCTTCTGTCATGGCTTTTAATTTAAATCATCAAGCAACATATGATTTACTTATGGATTTAAAGAAAGCCTATATAGCAGGAGAAGT